CTTTCTCTCTCCTCTTCGTTTTCATTGTAGTAATTCATCTTTTCTATACAATCAAACATATCATTATATAAAACAATATCTTCACCATCAACAAATAATTCTTCCAAACCTCTACTGATATCCAACTTATCCGTTAATACCATTTTACCACAAGCCATACCTTCAAATATTCTACGGGTAATTTCACCCCATCTACTATTTTGAATAACCATTAAACCTTTATTCAAAAATTTAGTATGTTCTTCGGCATCCATTCCATTTCTATTTCCAATTGCTCCTTCTGCCCAATTTGTAAGATAATCTAAAAATTCAGAACCACCTCTACCTCTACTTGTTACTCCCACATATTCAGGTTCTAAATTCATTGGAAACTGAACCATAGTATCTGCCCAATGTGGAACCCAATCTGCATTAATACCACATATTCTATATTCTTCTGCTGATACTTTGTCAGGTGTGATTGTGTAATGAAACCTACTTGCTTTTGGATAATTCCTTTCAAAGTTTTGTGGGTCGTCTCCACTTTCTTGTATCCAAAATGCCGTAGGTTTTAAACTTTTATCTAACCACTTTGAATCATTTCTACGCCAATCCATAAATAATACAATATCGGTTGGTGTATCTTGTTGAATCCACAATTGTAATGCAGAATCGTCATTTGCTGTAATGGGTACTATTTCGGTTTCCCAACCTCTTTCTTTAAATTCATTAAGTAAAGACAAAGGTGTTGACCAGGTTTCATTTGGACTATGATTGTATATGAATGTTATTTTCATAAAGTATCGTAATAATTATTTTGTCTTTCTTGTCTGTCTATTGTTTTAGGGTGTCTGATACAATATATTTCATCTGCAGGGAAATTGGTATAAGATTCAAATCCTACAATTCTTTCATGTACTTTATTTACCCAATAAATTTTGTCAGAATTTTTATAGATACGAGTTTGAACATCAGGAAAATTAACCCATCCTTTTTCGTTTACATTCCATCCCCATTTTTGAATATGTGCTTCGGTTAACCCTTCAACAGTATTGATTCTTGGAACTAACACCAAATCTTTATCAATATTATTATCTAATATATCTTCTAAATTATGTATTAAATCATTTATTAAATATTCATCCGCATCTAATTGGAATATCCATTCACCTTTACATTCTGAGTTTAATAGATTTTTCCACTTTGCAAAATCATTATCAAATTCAGATTCTATCAATGTTATATGGTCTACATTTCCCTGTAACTCCAAATATTCTACTAATTCAATAGGTGCTTTTGGTGTATCTAAAAGAACTACTATTTCTGAATTTTCTCCTTTGTAGTTTAATAACTGATTTACCAACCTAATGGTTTCCTCTACCTCATTACAGGCAGTAATTGCGTAACTTAATTTCATTAAAATATTTTTTCGTCTGTTGAATTTGTATAACTCCATGCAGAACCACTTGGATATCCATATGCAGTTGATGTTGTAAATTGTGGATTAGCAATTGTAATATGGCCCGATGTACCAGGTGTTGTTGTAAATACAGTACCTCCTGTTCCATTTGGTGTTCCCCATCCACCTACACCAATTGCAGTTCCTATTCTTTCTTCATCACTAACCTCTGCCAATTGTTCTTTTAGTGTGTCCCATTGTTTTGGAGTAATGTTAAATTCATGTACTCCCTCTGTGAATCCTTTTAACCAAAGGACAAATTCTTTTGATGTCATATTATTTTTAATTTATTTTTGGGTTCTAAATATTCTATAATTTGTTGAGCCAATTCATAATGTCCTTTCTCCCCATAATGTCCGTCTTTTATAATACCATTTGTTTCAGTTGTTAAATCCGTATGATGTACAACTGGTATAGTTAAATTTAATTTTTGGTCGTATCCAAATTTATTATAACACCAACTCCAATGAATAACTTTTACTTCTTTTAATTTTGCCCAGTCATTTATAAAGGATATCCAATAATTTACTTCGTTTTGATACAAAGTTTTAAATTGGTCTCTATTTAAAAGAATTTGTTCGGCCACTTCTTTTGTAACATATGTACCATCTACACACGCATACTCTGGCGTATTTTGTAAACCAACCGAAAATATGGGTACCCAAGATGGTTGATTTGTTATTAATGCGCCCAATCTATATCTTAATAAAACTGTCCAACCAAATATTAAAATGTCATCTTTTTTTACATCGTTATGTATTTTTAAAAATGATTCAAATATTTCGTTATTTCCGGTTCCACCTTTACCTAAATTTTTATAATCAAACTTATAATAGTCGGCAATAACTTCTGATGTTGTTTTTGGTAAATATCCATAATAAGATTTTACCGAACCAGGACCATCTTGAAATAATGCGGTCATTGAGTCACCAAATGCCCATACCATATTACTATTCATATATTATTCTCTTTTTTTTCCTTTTACATTTATAAATTTTGCTTTTCTTTCGGCTGGTGTTATACCGGTTACATCAAAATCAAGTTCCACTATATCTTCCAATCCGTCTAATAAATAAGTTCTATAAGCTTCATCGGTTACTATTGGTACTTTACTTACAATGTTTTGATATACTTGTTTTGAACCACCTTTTATTTCTAATAAATCATTTTCTTCATTTACAAATTTACCAAAAAATTTCTTTATTAAATCAGGTCTAATGTTTGTAACCTTAACTGCATGAACTATATTTTTTGGCCTTGAAACAAATAAAGTAAATATTATAGGTGCATCATTTTGACTAAATGTACCGGTTGCTCCATCTACATATTTATATTTTTTAATTTGATAAAATTTTCCTCTTTCCATTTTTGTTGGAGGAATTCTATTTTTATCATTTATAAATTTTTGATATATTGGATTATAATTTATCATTATTTATTTAACATTTTCAATTTTGGTAATTGTAACTGTTGAAATTTTGGTTGTATCTTTGTATAAATACCATACTGATTTAAAATAGTATCAAATAATTTAGTCATTTTTTCTAAACTAAAATTCTGTTTATTTTGTTTTCCTAATTGAAATGATGCCGTTTTGTATTTATCATAATTCTTATAAACATCTTTGATTACAACTAATGCTTTTGAAATATTTACATTAAACCATTGTGATTCTTTTAATAAAAATTGGTCAGCTGCTGATTCGTGTACAGGCTTCAATTCACCTTCTAATAGAACTGCACCTTGTTTTAAGAAATCAATATGTCCACTCCAATTACTTACTAAGATTGGTTTACCTGTCAAACTGAATTCTAATAATGGTCTACCGAATCCCTCACCTTTTGTAAAGTTTAACATTGCTTTTACTTTTTTGTGTTCATATAATCCATTCATTTGTGATTCGGTTAAGTCACCATGCAAAAGATAGATTGGAACTTTTTGATAATCCTTACCTAACACATCTTTAATTTTTCTAATTGTAGTTTCTCTATCTATTACACTAAATCCTGCAGAACTGGTTTTAAGAACTAATGCAGGTTTTACCTTTTCGTTTTTGAATGCCATTGTGAATGTTTTAATCATCATTCCCACATTCTTTCTATCTTCACCTAAATCACCTCTTAACCAATGTCCTACGAATAAGAATGCAAAATCTTCTTTGATTGAATCTAATTCGGTAATATGTGCAACATATTCGGTTCCAAAGTTTTCATTAAAACCTTCAAATAAAATTTCAACAGGTTTTTGAATCCTATGTTGTGCTATTAATTGTCCTGATTGTTTATCGGCTTCATTATATACACTATCCACTAAACTCTTTTTTGAATGTTCGGATGGTACTATAATTAAATCCATTCTATTACAACCATGTACCCAATCTAATGGAGAATGTGTTGTTTCGATTGCTGCAGTAATACCAATGTTATAATATCCTACTGGTTGAAATTCATTTGGTACAGTAACCTGAATATAAATGTCAGGTTTTTGTTCTACTTTTTGAATAATGTTATCAACTATCCACTTATGAAATGGATTATCATAATTAAGTGAGTCCATTGGAGTATTGCCCCAACGTGTACTAATTACTTTAATTTCAAACTTATCTAATTTATAAAGAGAATGTAATAAATCTCTTGCGTGGTCACCATACCCACTTCTTGTTGCTATCGGTGCCTGAAATACTAATGTTGGTTTCATACTATAACTCTATTAATTTAAATTTTTGTTTTGGTTTCCAATTTTCAAATGCACCTTCCATACCATCAACCAATTCTTTACACATTGCTTCTCTACTTAACAAACCTTCTCCTAAGAAATGTTTTCTACCTTTTAATGCCGCTGCGTCTCTATCTTCTTTTGGCATTTTGTACCAATCCATAATTAAGGGTGCAATATCTTCAAAATCAACTCTATCATCAAAAATATATGGAGTAGGAACTGAACCTGTTGATGACCGAACTGGCCAAATTGGTTTAACCCAATCACCCCAAACTACACCTGCTTTTTTATGTCTATCGTGTAAAGAACCAATTTCAACATAATCTTCTGCAGTTATTAATTTACCCGTACCTTTATCTCTAAAACCGCATTGGTCTTGTAAACCACCTGTAACTGTTACTATAATTGGTGTTCCTGCCATTACCGACTCTGCCGTTGCTAATCCAAATCCTTCGTTAGATGCTACATTGATTGTCACATCACCCATATTATAAAGATAGTTTAATTGTTCTTCGGAATATCTGTTTGGTGCAAATACTACATTGGTTTCTGGAGAACAGCATTCATCAATGGTTCTTGGTAAATCCGTTCCATTTTCGTCCACAGGTTGAGTGTGCATTAATAAACATACTTTACTTCTTTCTTCGGGTCTCAATGCTTCAACAAATTTATCGAATGCTAAAATAACATCAATTGGTTGTTTTCTACGAATGTTTCTATTATTCCAATATAAAACAAAATCATATTCTTTATCACCAAATATACTTTCTTTAAAATCTTTTGGAACTTCTACTGGTTTGTATAAATCCGAATTGATACCATGTGGTACATAACTTACTTGCCAATCTGCCGGTTTAGTCCAATGTTTTTCTTTATCCCAACCCCAAACTCTACGGGTAATACCATAAGTTTGTTTTGAAATACATCCAATCCAATCACAACTTTCGTAGTAATCTCTATTGTACTTAGGGTCTGGCAAATCATCCCAAATGTGATAAAAGAATAAAGGTACCGATTGACGAATTTCATGTTCAATATCATACAACCATAACCAATATCTAGGGTCAGTAAAGTGTAAGATTGCATCAGGTTTTTCAATCATTAACAATTGTCTAATTACATCAGCATTACCATAACCATCAAATGGATATATTTTAACACTTGCATCTTTTACGCCTGTTTGCTCTCTAACACTATCGTTTAAATCAAATACTTTACCTGCTTCAGGATGTTTGATTGCTGCACCTAATTGTACCCAATCATATTTATCAACAGTTCCTAAAACTAATTGCTTAGAAACATTTGCAATACCACTTGCCATTCGTAAATCATCCGCCAATAACAGAATCTTCTTTTTTGCCATAACTTTTAAAATATATATTGTTTAATTTAAATTTTTTAATCCTCTATCACACAATCCTCTATGAAAAAACTCACACCATTCACATAGTTTAGTTGCATTCTTTGGGTACTCTATCTCAGTTTTATAATTACCATCTTTGTCAAATACACTCTCTACAAAGTCCGTAAAACCCTTCCATGCTTTATTCACCGATACCTTACCATTTGCAGGTACATGCTTACTCATTCTATGTGTTGGGATGTCCTCTCTTACCTCTACCTTTCTTTTCAATATGATAAATTCAACATCAATCACATCTTCGGAAATGTTTAGTAATTCGGCATAGAACTTTTTGTATAAAAGTATTTGTGCACTTTTAACAGGGTCTGATTTTTGGTATTTACTCCAACCTCTTGTGGAAGTTTTAAAGTCAATTATTTTGTATTTGCCTGTAAAGGTATCTCTAATAACCAAATCAATAAAACCCATAAAGTTTACATTCTCTGAAATCTTTGTGTTTATAGGTTGTTCAATTGCTACCAACTCATCGTATTTTAACGAAAAGAATTTGTTAAAGTTTTTCGGTTTTTGGAACCAATCTAATAAGACATTTCCATCTTCTAAAAACTCTACCATTTCTTCTTTGGTACATATTGTAGTATTTCCTATTTCGCCTTCGGTTTCTTTAAGATATGCATCTCTCATTCTTTCTTTTAAATACTCTTGTAAGTCAATCATCTTGTCAGCTTGTGACTTTGATATTCTTAAACATTTCTCCAAATAGTTTTGAAGTGTCTCATGCATTGCAGTTCCAAAGATTGAGTGAATATTAGAAGAGTTTTCTCCTAACTTATCTATGTATGCTAATTTGTATTGTTGTGGACAATTATGCCACATGCTGTATTGTGAAAATGATACTCTTGCCATATTATATCTAATATACGACAAATAATTGAATTTACCAAATTATATGAGTTTTATATTCTTTTTTTCAACTATCAAATCGTTTACAAAAGATAATTTTTCAGGTAATTCCAAATCATTAAATAATAGTGTATGTGCTACATTTCCTCTTAAATATTTTTTAGCATTTATTTTATCCCAATCTGTAACTTTGGAGTTTTTTAAATATTCTAAATATTTTAAAATGGCAGATTTTAGTTTATCAGAAACTATTGTATTTAATTTTTCTTCAAATAATTTTATAGTATTATCTTTAGCTTCATCAAAATTTATAGTATTATACCAAAATGGATATTGTATATAATGAAAATTAATTAAATCATCATCTTCACCCAATTCTTCTAAAAATTCAAAAAAATTAAAAGAATTTAAAACCGAACAAGTGTATTGAAAATCATATGATACATTTTTATAATGGTCAATTGCCCATTTCATAATTAAAAAATTCTTTTTAAATATTTTAGTATCAAATCCGGTTCTAACAAATTCACCGACTTCACCAAGTCCATCTATTGAGATAGAAAAATGAACACTTCTGAAATCTTTTAGGTATTCAAATATAGTTTTTCCTTTATATTTTAAAATACTAAAGTTAGTATTATACATTATTGAAATGTGTTTTTTTTCTTTTATGGATTCCAATAATTCAAAATGTTCTTCCAAAACAAATGGTTCCCCACCTGCAAAATATAATATTTCTATATTTTTCATTGAATCTTCATTCAATTTAAAATTAACTTTATTTACTCCACTCAATTTTTCTTTACCAAAATATAAAACATTTTCGTTTATTTTGTAAAAGTCTTCTTTTTCTTCTTGCCATTTAGTTGAAAATCCATCATTACACGTTCTACATTTAAAATTACAAATATTAGATGGTCTCAAATCCAACGAAATAAAATTTGGTTCAATTTCACCTTTAAAATTCTTTTTATTAAAATATTTTTTTTCTAAACCTGCAATTTTTTTAATGTGATGTTCGTTCCATCGTAATCTTGATGAATTTATATCTTGTTTTTCTAAATCATAACACGCTGTACAATACGAATTTTCAACACCATTTAACATATCCAACCTCAACTTTTTATATTCATCTGAATTGAATGCCGTATTAATATCGGTTGAATTTAAATCTATATCGGTAAATGTTTTTTGAGAATCACAACATGCCTTTGCAGTTCCATCCATATAACCATTAAAATGTATGAATGGTAATATACAAAATGTTTTATTTTCTATCATTATATTTTAAGCTTCAGTTTTGTAATTTGTTTTTTATCTATACCATATTTTTCACAAACATACTTAAGATATTCTCTACCTTCTCTTGTAGAATATAGTACCTCTAAATAGTCAATTGCCTGATTTTCCGAACAATCGTATTCTTTCTTTAAAAGGTCTACTATAAATTGTTCATATTTATCTTCGGATTTTCCCTTAATATATTTCAAAAAGTATTTACCTTTTGGAATGACATTAATATACAAACTATACATTTCTTTTGGAGAAAGAGTTTGAGTTAGGGGTAAAATAGACGCAATCAATTCAATCCATTCAGGCTTCATTGATAAAAATCTATTAATCATAAAATTACTCCAAGTTTTCAAATCCTCATCCGTAAGTTTATCAAAATACTTTGGGTCTTGAATGGTAGTTATTGCATTAATATGGTCAAATAACTTTTGAGCCATTATTCTATGATTTTTGTTTCTTGTAATTCTTGTGGTAATAATTCATTTAAAGCTTTACCACATGATGCACATACATATAATTCAATTGGCATAACCGAATCCTTTGGTGCACCTGTTAATAATCTAGATATTTTTTTGAATCTATATGCTGGTAAGAAAATCTTTCCACCACAATCACAATCCATATCTCTTGCATCATTTAAATTAAAATTCGGGGGTAATTGTTGTTGTTCCATTATTTTATTATGTTTAATATTTGTATAATTGTAGACATAAATACGATTTCTTTATCTACTACCAATGCATCTTTTGAAAGACCATCTGCAATAGTTAAAATCACATTTGCTACATTTCCTGTTGCGTATTCATCTACTTTGTCGTATAACATTGTATACATTTCCGAATAGTCGTTTAGTTTGTTGTCTGCTACTGCTTGTCTAATTTTCATAAACATATTTCTCTTGTCATCGGATTCCTTTAACAATTCAATAAGTTTAGTTGCAAAGTTTGCTTCAACCATTACTCTATGGTCTACTTTCAATTCACCCTTTGCTGATTGTAATTGACAAGTATTAAGTATTCTTCTAATATCTGGGTAATATGAATTAATCACATCAGCCATATTCTTTGGTTCATACTTAATCTTTTCAGCATCTAATATCTTTGCTACCTGAACTGCTACATCCTTTTTAGTCGGAGG